CAGAAGGACTGAGCGCCTTGATTGCCGCTTCTGGCAAATACCGCTCCCCCGTCTTTGACGAAGGCTTCCCCGACTTGGTGCGCCACTTCTGATCGCCCCAGTTTTTAAGGGAAGTCTGCGGTGCTTTCATTCAAAGTCTTCAGCGGTCAAACCAGCATCTTCAAGTGCCAACTCTTCTAAAATTTCGTCCGTGCCACAAGTGCAAGGGCCATCTTCCATCACGGCGCAATCGTCCATATGTCTTTTAATCACGATAACCTCCTCCAGCCGCCTTGTATTTCTTGGCGACAAGTTGTGCTTTACGGGCTGACCATTGCCCCGCGCCCGTGCCATGAGTTGCTGCGGCTTTTACCTGAGACACAATTCGCTTGCGCAAACTGGGCTTGGTGTAATTGCCAGCGGCATTGACTTTCCCGCCTTCTTTGTACTGCTTGAAGTCGGTGTCGTCACGGCGTTCTTTTCGAACGCCCTTGGGCATTTTGGATGGGCTGATGTCGCCCATCCCGCGTGAGGCCATCATCTCAGCACTTGCCGCCAGACTTCATGCCCAGGGGCTTGGAGCCAGCCATCTTGACCATGGTGCCCTTGGTCTTGCCCTTGGAAGCGATGCCGTCACGGCTGGGGGCACCAGTCTTGACGCTGCCCATTTTGGCGGTGGTGATGCCACCAGACGCCATTTTCTTCGTGCTCATTGCTTTTTTCTTAGCAATCATTTCCATGAAAGGGTTCGCTTTAGCCATATCACCACCTCTTTTAAAAGACTTGCCTTTGTCGGCGTTGCTGAAATCTTTGCCCACAGACTGCGGGACTCCTACCTTCTTGGCAAACGATGGGTTGTTGGCCACCGCAGCCATGAAATTGTGCTGTTTCTTACTTGTTGACGGCATCTTTATACGCCCACCGTTGTACGGTATCCGTTTCCCAGATGCGGATAACCATCCATACGATGGTCAACACGCCGCCAATAAGCGTTACCACGGGCGTCATCCACCCTAAGAAACCCCCAAGGCCCATTACTACGGCAGCGCCGTCAGCCATTGTTTTTACGTCATGGTTCATGTCAACACTTCCAAGCCCGCAGGCTCTTGTTAATCCGACTGTTTGGGTCTTTGGCTGTTTTTTCGGATGTGAGTTTTTTCTTCATCCCAGTCATCCTTGCACAGAAAGAGTCGCGCCTGCTGCCGCCCTCTGGCTGCGGTGCTTTCAACCCCGGCTTGCCGGGATTGGCCTTGTTGTAGGAAGCCCGACCCTTGGCGTTCAAGCCGCCCTTCTCGGATTTGCCTTCCTTGCGTTGCCATGCTGGAGATTTAGCCATAGAAAATTGTAATTTTTGCCGTTGCAGGCAGGGTTACGTGTATGTCGGAGTAGAACAAAATGCCTTCTCCGGGGATTGGCAAACCAAACGCTACCAAATTGGTAGAAATATTGAACTGCAACCGAATAGTTCCCGATGCGCCACCATCCCTGATGATTACATCGCCTGCCGTGCCGCCAGAAAGACACTGGTAGCCTTTAAGACGGGTGCGCTGCGACACCAGCGTGCCTGTTGCTTCCGTGTGCGCTGCTTTTACGTCTGTTTGCATCGTCATGTTATTGCTCCGGTTCTGGTGCGTCTAACCTGTTTATAAGCATCTTGTACGCTTGGATTGTGGCTTGAGATTGAATCAAAAAGGTTTGGGCTTTTTGGGCTTCAGTCTCAAGGTCACGAATCTCAATCTCCAAGAATTCCTTGGTGATCTGCATATTAGCTGTTTGTTGTAGTCAACATGATGTAATACGCAGTACCAGCGCTGTCCACAATCTTCAATGAGTTTGTAGCTGCGCCCTGTGTATTGGCAGTAATCATGCCAGATGGAACGTTAAACAAGTTGGCCACTGTGCCAGTGCCGCTGTTTGTGAAGCGGATGAAAGAAGCATTTGTCCAAGTGCCACCAGAGGCAAAGTTAGAGTCAGCTTGAATAGCTGCAATCGTACCGCCGGGGTTTGTGGATGTGCCGCCCAAAGTAGCGCGAAGAGCGTTACCTGCACCGGAGATAGTGCCAGAGCCGTTGATGCTCAAGCTGATGTGAGCACCGTTAACAGTACCGCCAGTAGCTGCGCCAACGCCTGTGACTTGAGTCAAAGCACGGTAAGTTTCACCAGAGCCAGTTGATGTAAAAGCCAAACGCTGATAAGACAGACGTGTATCGCCAGTAGTGGCAGATGTGGTGACGTAAGACTCAGATACATTAGTAGCGGTAGTCTCAACGATGGGGGAAGAAGCTGTTCCGGTAATGAAGCCATTGTTAGATATGACTGGGCCGGAGAACGTGGTATTTGCCATGATATGTCCTTACATGCAAGTGGGGCGTATCTGTCTGCATGTCGTCAGCCGGGACTGTCAGATACACCGGGAACCCCGGAATAGTTGCAATATACACCAAAAGAAAAAGGGGCACAAGGCCCCTTTTTCATAGACACATTAAGCGCCTGCGGAACCCCACATGCCGAGGGGATCAGACCAGCCGAAGCTGTAACGCTCACGAGCCTTGTAACGGACGTTGCCGGTATCAAAGTCGCCGTCCATCGAGTTAGCCAGGGGCATACGCTCGAAATGCTTCATGCCGTTGGGAACGTCGGTAATCAAATACCAGCCATTCGAATCGGTCAAGAAGTGGTTGACGCAGTAGCCTTCAGGAATCGCACCCATCTGCTTGATAGCGTTGATGTCGTTATCAGCAGTAGAGACGCGCAGTTCAGTGTCAAGCAAACGCTTGGCAACGAACATCAGCGCTGGGGGGATGACCATCTTGCGGGGCTTGGCAGCGATCAACAGACCACGCTCATCGGTCCATGCAGCGATTTGAATCACGGCATTTTCCAAGGAGGTCTCGTTCAAGTCCACGCCAGTGGTGGGGCTGTTGAAGTTAACAGCGCCATTAACCAAGGGGTGGCCAACACGAGTGCTGGAGCTGTTGTTACCGAACAAGGTCACGCCGTCACCACCCAAGTACGAACCGTTGAAACCGTTGTTGATAACGGAGGCGGCTTTAACTTGCTTGGTGTAGGACATCGCACGGGCCAGGGCTTTGGTGTAACGAGCAGACAAGGAGTCATACAAGTTATCTTCCACAGCTTCCTCGGTGATCGAGAAGCCCAGGGCGATGGTTTCGTGGTTGTAACGGGCGGTGAACGCTTCTTGTGCGTTGTCATACGCGATGGCGGAGCCCTCGTTCTTGACAGGAGCAGCACCGAAACCAGCAAGCTTGGTCTCTTCTTCGAAGCTACGCTCTGATTTCTCAGTTTCGTAGATTTCTTTGTGCTCTTCGCCGTAACGAGCGTATTCCAAACCGAACAAAGCGTTCAGACCAGGGAGCAACTCTTTAAGTAGTTGTGCGCGTGAAATTGCCATTTTGAGTTACTCCTTACAGACCAACTGCGTTGGTGAATGTGTGATAGCCGGGGTTGATCTTGACCAGGATGTCGGTGTAAGCGTCGCCCACAACCGAGAAACCTTGCATGTTCACAAACCCAACAACACGGAATGCTGCGGTGGTGGTCACAGCCGAGGCACCTGCCACGACAGAAGCCGTAGAGTTACCAGTGGATGTGCTGCCAGTTGCCACAGCGCCAGTTGAGAAAAACACGTTTGCGCCCACGGCAGCTTGCGTCACAGTGCCAGCGGACTGGACTTGGAACACAACACCGGGATCATCCACAACGTAAGCGTTGACCACACCAGTCGTACCCGTGGGGTAGTACTGAGCATAGATCACTTGGCCTTGTGCGTTGACGTAAGAACAGCCAACAAACACGCCCACGATGCCGGTGTTAGTGGTACCGACAGGAAAGCCGTTGGTGGTCGCATCAGCGCCAGTTGCGGTGGCCACAGCCAGATAGCCAGACGAATTCACGTACACGGGCGAACCGTTGTAAATGTTCGCGGCAGTGCCTGCGGGGTCGATGAGATACGAACGGGTTGCACCTGCATATGGTGTGCCGCCCAGTTCATTCACGGGTTTTAGCCCGTATGGGGATGCTACTGATGCCATTTAAGGACTCCTTGTTTACTTAGAACCTGAACCAAACCCTCTGCCGCCGCTGACTGTGGACTTGCGGTCCGCAAACAAAGGCATACGAGGATCATTGTTTCGCATGAAGTGGTTGTCCACCGATTCCATCTGGTTTTGTGCTTGTCGGTCGTAGTACTCGTCCCGAGCGCGTGCTCGTTCCGCCACCATCTTGCAAAGCATGAGCCCGCCAATCTCGACGTTCCCCGTCTTTGCGTTACCTTCAATCATCAATTCTGGATGATCTTCTGCCTTGACAGGCTCCCAGCCGTCGCGCATCTTTCGAGACACGTTGGTGGGTTCAGCTTGCCCTAATACGTGGGTGGCCACCCAGCGGTACACATACCCTGGCTCCGGGGTCGGATCAGGCAGTGCCGAGGAAGGCGTATACACATAACGGGTTTGCTTGTCGCGTGACACAAGGTCACGGGGGGTACGGTTTTCAGCCATTTTGACTCTCCAATTTTGCTACTTGAGCAGCGTACTGCTGCGGGGTTAATCCAAATTTCTTTGCCAGTGCGACCTGGGTCTGAGTGAGTTGGACTTTCTTGGCTCCCGACGAACGGGTCGCGGGGGCTGCAACGGCAGCAGGTCGTCTTGGGGAATCACCCGACCTTGGCTTGTCTTCTGTACCACCGAAAACTTCGGGGAACTTCGACTTCACGCGATCATTTATTTGATCGAAATACTCATCAGTGCGGGGATCGACCCCGTTGTTGACTAGTTTTTGATGCAGCCCTAGTGCGTAGCTGGTGACTTCTTCGAACCCGTTTGCGCCAAACCACTGGTTTTTTGCCTGCCAGCGCAGGGTTTTTTCGTCTGGTTGCGCCTGTTCGGGTGCGCTTTGACGCGTTTGTACATCATATTCTTCAGTTTGTAAAGGGGGTGGGCGAAAACTTTTCGCTTGCTCCAACTTCCACTTGGCGTCAGTCATTGCTTCCTGGGCTGCAATGATGGCGTCAGTGTCAAACGCTTCCTGGGCATCCTTGTACTGGCGGCGGGCTTTCTCCAGCTCGGCTTCCGCCGCGTTTTTGGCCATGTGCCCGTACTGCTCTGTCCCAGTTGAAACATATTGTTTCAACTTCTTGTTCTCATCAATGAGCTGCTGTGCGAGACGCTCGAGTTCTTGCTTCTCGCGCATGGTGGCTTCTTTGGCCCGGCGCTCGTCGTGGCGTGCGTGGGTCAACTCCTTGATGCGCCCTTTGACTTTATCGGAGTAGTTCTCGATTTCGTCGTCCGTGGGGTCTTCCACCTCCCGGTCCAGGGGCTTGCGGCCTCTGTCTTGGATGGGGGTATCGTCAACGACTTCGACTTCTACGTCGCCGTCGTCCCCCACGGATACATTGACCTGGGAGGTCTTTTCGTCATCCAGTTCGTCTGGGAACTTGTATTGTTCAGCCATGTCTACTCCATCAAGCGCGGGTTAACCCGCGAGGGTCTTGCACAACAGCATCGACTTGATCGTCGTTAATCAAGCGAAACTCTTTACCGAAAATTTTGAAGCGCGTACCCGAGTAGGTACGTACCAGTACAAAGTCGCCTGCCTTGCACCACGCGCCTGCGGGGAACTTGGTGGAGTCTTTGTATGCGTCAGGGCCGACCTTGAGCACAAACAGAACAGTTGTGGCGTGTTCTTCTTGGCGCATGACGGATGATGCTTTCACCAGATCAAGCTCAGTACCGTCAATCTTTTCAGATATGTCTGGCACCGCACACAGCAGCTTCCAGCCTGTTGGCTCTGGCAGCATGGTTGCTTTCTCATCGTTGTTTGCGTCTTCTGCCGGGGCATCGACGGGCTGGATTGCTTCAGGCGGGGCAAACTGCCCTGGTTCAAGTGCGAGTTCACTCATCGGATTTTTCAACTTTCTCTGCAAGGTCAATGATGTAACGCTCTGCGATGGCCAGACCCTGGATGACCCCGCAAAGTTTTTGGTACTCTTCAAAAGTGCGGCACGAACCCCCCGCGCAGTCATCTGCGTAGTTGTTCATGTCGGTGCGTATTTGTTCGCGCAATACGCGTGCGAAATCTTGAATCATGCTTTAGGGTTTTCCTTTCGTGGTCGGTTTTCTCTGCGCTTAGCCAACTGTTCGTCAACCCGCAGCAGGGCATCCCCCATCCTTTGCTGGTTGTTGAACTGTTGTTCTTTTTGGGACATCTGGAACTTGCCCGCGTTTTCTGCCGCTTGGAGTGCCTGATCTTCTTTGTCCATTCTGTACTTGCCGACCTTGGCCATGGCGTCCATTTGCAGTTTCTTTTCCTCGATGGCCAGCTTGCCGGTAACTTCCTTGTCCTTGATCTGCGTTTCTTGCTGCTTGATCTGCACTTCTTGCTGGCGAATTTGCAAATCTTGCTGCTGCATCTTTAGCACGGGGTCTTGCGCTTGCTGCTGGGCTTGCTGCTGCTGGGCTTGCTGTTGGTTTTGCTGGAGCACTTGCTGTGCAGCTTGCGCCATCATCCCTGACAGAGCCACCTCGATCTGCGGGGGCAGCTTCTCGTCTGCCGGGGGCAGGGGCATACCAAGCTGCTGCTCGATCTTCTGGCGATAACCAAACCCGACGTGCTCAGCGATGTGCGCCTGCATGGCCGCTTGAATCTGCGGTGCCTTGGGGTTTTGGCCAATCAACTGCATGACGATGGGGTCTTGCATGGCCATCGTGTGCACCTTGATGTGGGACTCGTGGTCTTGGTAGAAGAACGCCTTGAGCGGCTCCAACTTAAGCGCGGCCATGTTCTCAGACACGGGGTCTTTGGGCTTTTGGTCGTCAGGCAGGGGCACGAGCTTGTCTGCGTCCTTGATGCCCAACACCTCCAGCATCTGGCGGTGCAACTGGGGCAAGTCGTAGATGTCCGGGGCCATCTGTGCCATCTGGATGACTGCTTGGTACTGCACAACCCGCTGGCTCATGGTGGCCGCGTTGGGGTCGCTCACCGGGATGATGTCAACGTGGTTGTAGTCCTCTTGCTTGGCGCGTCGTGTGGACTTGTCTGGGTCATAGTCGTACTCGGGGTCTGTGTAGTCCCGAATCAGCCCGGCCAGCAGTTGCAACTCTTGCTTGAAGCTGTAGTGCAACCGGGCCTGAACCGCGGACATCACCTTCAACTGACGCTCCAGCAGGGCCAGCGTGGTGCCCACAGGCGCTTGTGCGCTCATGTCTGACACCTTCATATCCGCTGTGGCGGCAAACCGTCTGCCTTCCTCCACGATGGTGCCCAGCAACTGGTACAAAACGCCGCTTGGCTCCTTGTACGGCAGGGGCAGGATGTTGTCGCGCAGCGCCCCAGAGCCAATGTCTACGTCCCTGAACTCGCCGGGTTGAATCGGTGTGTCATCACCCTTAATGCGAAGTCCACGAGATTTGAGGCCTCCTGGGAGGTTCGACAGCGTTCCTGCATCGACAAGCTGACGCATGATGCTGGTGGCTGACTTGGCAAACCCGCCGATGAGGTGGAAGAGGCCAAAGCCGTAAGCCCCAAAGCCTGGGATGTATTGGTAGTGGACAAAGTGCTGTCGCTTGAGTCGGAGTTCATCGTCTTCCTTCCAGTTGCGGCGGATGGCCAACACCTCGTTGGTCCCTTTTATTAGGGTAACTACGTATGGCAGAGCAATGCCAGTTTCTTCTCCGTCACCGTCTTTGTCTTCGTAGCCGTTCAAGTCCAGGTCAACGTGGCACTCAAAGATGATGTAGCGCTCGTCGTTCAGGTCACTGAACCCGGTCTCCTTGTCCTTGGCTTTCTGGATGTTGGTCTGCTCCCTGGACGCATCAGGCAACTCAACGTCACGATAGAACCCAGCTTTCTGGAGCTTGACAATCTCGTTCTTGGTCTTGCGCATCACATGGGTGACGCGGTAGCAGGTGTCCAAGTCCGTGGCCCCGTAGGGCAGGATGATGTCTTCTGCGGGGATGAACATCGACACCTGACGCCCCAGGCTGGGGTCGTAGTACACCTTCTTGAACGCGCTACCAGTAGCGGGCAGGCTCCACAGCATGCGCTCATGCTCAGGCCGGAACTCACGCATCACTTCTGTCAGCTCGTAGTTCATGTCGAACTCGACACGCATAGCGGCTTCTTGTTTCTGCGGGGTCTGCTTGCCCAGAATTTTGGTACGCACCGGGCCTTGGGCCGGGAAGGTCTCCGTGATCGTCTCAGACTGGAAGCGCACAACCGCCTCGGTAATCATCGGGTGGAACACGCCAGACGCGCCGTTCCAAGGTTCTGTGCGCTCCTCGTACTGGAGGCCCAGCAGCTTCAGCCCTTCTGTGTAGGCTTTCTCCCAGTCCTTGCGGGAGTTCTTGTCGTTCTCGATGTCTCCTGCCAAGTCCCCGGCCAGGGTCTCCAAGGCAGACTGGTCCATCTCCTCGGCCAAGTTGTCATTGAATGTGTCGTCTTCTTCGTCGCCTGGGCGGATGGACACCTCCAAGTCCCCGGCGTGGATGTTGACTTCCTCGGGGTCGATGATCTCAATCTCGATCGGCTCTTCTTGCTCTCCCAGTTCGTCGATGCCCTGGGGCTGTTGGTAAAGCGCTTTGTCGATATTGGTTGCCATGTCTGTCCTTAGTAATACGCCGCCTTACGGCGGAAGTAGATGGGGTCGTCTTTCTCGTCGGTGTCCAAACTGATGAACCCGCCTTGGCGAAACCGCAGCAACGCTTGGGAGGTCGTGTCCACGTAGTCGTCATTCTCGCCGTTGGGGAAGGATGCCACCTCCTCGATGACCTCCCTGGCCCAGCGTGTGTCTGGTGCCCAGACTGTACCTGAAGTGAACAAATCCGCAACCGCGTTCAGACGCACGATCTTGTCGTTGCCCCTGGAGGG